AGGTGTGGACGTTACCGCGCCCGCGACTGCCCCGGCTGCCCCCGCCGCACCAGGCGCGCGGCCCGAATTTGTCCCGGAACAGTTTTGGGACCCGGCCACCAACCAGCCGCGCATTGAAGCCATGGCCAAAAGCTGGCGGGATTTGCGCGCCAAGGTATCGCAAGGGATCGGCACCACCCCCGAAAACCCGGACAGCTACGCCTTTCCAAAAATTGAAGGGCTGACCGAAGAATTGGTAAAGCCCGACGATCCGCTTTGGAAGCAGGTGCGGGAAAGCGCGCATAAGGCTGGCGTCACACAGCAGCAGCTGGAAGCCATCATTTCCCCCTACATCCAAGATGCGCTGCAACGGGGTAAGCAGCAGCCCGCCGCGTCCCCGGAAGAAGACGCCGCCGCGCGCCAGGCTGCCCGCGCCGCCGAATTGGGCAAGCTTGGCCCCAATGGGGATTTGATGGTGCGCGATATCAAGGGCTGGATTACTGGCCTGCAAAGCCGTGGTGGCCTGACGGACGCCGAAGCCCAAGCGCTGATGACCGCCGGAAACGCGGATGGCATTCGCGCCCTGGCCAAATTGCGGGCACTCGCCGGGGAAAAACCCATTCCGCTGGATAGCCTGGCCGGCGCCGATATGACCACAGCCGAGGCCCGCGCCCTGATGATCCAAGGCAATATCGAAAAAAGGGCTGGTCAAGCCAGCGGCGAGGAAAAGATTTCCCGCGCCCTCCGCGCCCTGGAAGGGCTGGAAAAGCGCGGCTTGCTGAATGTGTGACATAAAACCGCTTGACGCGGCGCGGACCCAATTGGTTGTTTGATCACGCGACTATTCTGCCTTTCCTCCCATGTGGTGCACCCCGGCGCGGAACTCAAAAGCCCGCCGGGGAACATGGCAGGGTTCGGTAGGATGGTCGCCGCAAAGCGGGCGGCGGCACAGCCCGAAGCGTAGGACCCGCTATCCAAAGGCCCATCCGCAAGGACCCTGAAGGCGCGGCTCTATCCGAAGCGAGCAGGTTTAGCTTTCTTCTGAAGGAGCATTGCAATGGCCCAGGGCCTTAGCGCAATTGCACAAATTGAATTCGATGCGGCCGTAAAGGCTGCCTATCAATCCGCTGGCCTGCTGCGCAGCCATGTGCGGGTGAAGAACAATGTGATCGGCAGCACCACACGCTTCCGCCGCTATGCCCGTGGCGTAGCCCAGCAGCGCGTGCTGGGCAGTGACGTGACCGTGATGAATACGCAATACGCGGAAGCGACCGCCACGCTGACCGATTGGATTGCCGCTGAATATACGGACAAGCTGGACCAGCTTTTGGTGAACTTCCAGGAACGCGACATTCTGGCCACCAATATCGCCGGCGCTTGCGGCAGGCGCTTGGACCAAATGATCATTGCGGCGCTGGACGCGGCCTATGGTTCGCCCAATATCGCGGCGGGTGGCACAGGCTTGACCGATGCCAAGCTGCGCCGTGCCATGGCCCTGTTTGATGCGCGCGCCGTGCCGGCTGGGCAGCGCAAAATGGTAATCAGCGCGCGCGGCAAAGAAGACCTGATTTCTGAGCAGCGCTTTACCAGCAAGGATTTTGTGGAAAATTATGTGGTCACCAAAGGCCAATTGCCTTCGCTGTACGGCTTTGATTTTGTGGTGATTGATGACCGCGACGAAGGTGGCCTGCCGCTGGTTTCCACCACGCGCACCTGCTTTGCTTTTGACATGCAGGCGGTGGGTTTGGCGATTGCGCATGAAGACCCGCTGGAAGTGAATTATGTGCCGGAAAAGACAAGCTGGCTTTCGGCGCAGCTGATCAAGGCTGGCGCCGTGGCCATTGACATTGGCGGCATTGTCGAAATCGCAACGGTGGAGGCGTAATCATGCCCTTTATTCGCAGGAACCTTAGCCCGATTGGCGGGCAGTCCACCCCCATTCAGAACGGCACGGCTGAAACCGTGCCGGGCTGCCCGGCGATTTGGTCCTACCGCACCGCTGATGCCGCCGCCACAGTGGATACCGCTGGCTATTTCAATGAAATGGCCAATGTCCTGAAGGTGGGCGATTTGATTTATCGCCTGACCATTGATGGCACCGGCGCCGTGACCGCCGCCGGCTTCCATGTGGTGCTGTCAGTCAGCGCTGCTGGCGTGGTGAATGTCAGCGATACGCTGGCGCTGACCATTACCAACACCGACTAAGACCAGGCGCGGCCCTTCGGGGCCGCGCTGACCTTTGGGGGACAGCATGGGCCAATTACAAGCAGGCGACCGGGATTTGGCAAGCCGCCGCGTAGTCGCTTCCTTCACCGCCGCCAACCAATCCACCGATCCGGTAGAAATGCCCGGCCCGTTCCTGATGATGGCAACGGGCGGCGTTGGCACTGTAGCGCTGGAATTCAGCGTGGATGGGGGCGCCACCTGGTTCAATGTGCAAATGCCCAATGGCAGCAGCAATGCTTGGACAGTGCCGGTGAACCAGGTTGTGCAGAACGCCAACCGCGAAGCGGGCGTGCTGTATCGGCTGACCTGCACCGCCTTCACTTCAGGCCCCATTGCCGCCCGGCTGTCCGGCGGGGGTATGTGAGTGAGCCTGTTTGCTCAAAACCAGTTCAGTAATTTTTTCGGGTTTGGCCAATTCCCGCAGCCAGATCAATTCGTGGATTATTTCAATGTGGGGGGCAGCGCCCCAGAAGCGCAGCGCTTGCGGCCCCCTTTTACGCTGACCCGCGCGCAATTGGCGGGGGTGCGGGCGGCGGCGATCAGCAGCAATGGCGTGACCTGGCAGGAATACGCGGCGGACCTGGCGCGCTTCAATGGTGCGGCGCAAGGGCTGGTGATTGAAGGGCAGCGCACAAACTTCATTCGCAATCCGCGCATGGAAGGCGCGGTGGTTGGCAACCCCGGCACCGCGCCGACGCATATGCTTTTTTCAACGACGGGCGGGTTATCAACGCAGGTTGCTAGTATCGGTGTTGAGGACGGCATTTCATATGTGGATTTCCGCATTTCCGGCACCACAACCAGCGGGCCTGTTTTCGCGCTGTCCGTTGAAGCCGCCAACGCAATAGCCGCAGCGGCGGGGCAGATTTGGACGGGATCGTTTCACTGGCGGGTTATCAATGGCTCGGGTCCTTCGACATGGCAAATCAACTGGCAGGAACGTGACAGCGCCAATACCGCGTTCACCTCAGATGCTGATATTGCTGTAACCGCCGCAGAAAGCGCGCCGCTGGCCACACAACGCGTAATCAATACGCGCACCCTAATCGGTGTGGGCACTGGCTTTGTGCGGTTCCGCGTGAGAATGAACTTCACGGCAGGTACGCATGATTTCACGATTCGCATCGGCCTGCCGCAGCTTGAACTTGGTGCCTTCGCCACCACGCCAGTTTTACACCCCATTGGCACGCCAGGCGCAGCCACACGCGGGCAGGATTTTGTGAGCGCGCCACTTTCGGCGCTAGGCATTTCGGCTAGCGGCGCCTGCACAGTGCTGATGCGTGCGGTGTTCGCTAATTCGGTAAGCGCAGGCCAAGCCAGTCAAACCCTATTAACCTTGGACGATGGAACAATTGCCAACGCCTTTCGCCTCCGCGCCGCAGCGGGAAGTGATCAGATTGTCGCAGCCAGATTTCTTGCTGGTGCAATTCTCGGTTCCGCAGCGTCCGGTGCCTATACGCCCGGCGCAGTTTTTCGCACTGGCGCGACCTTTGATGGCACGGGCGCCATGCGGCATTTCACGGCGGGCGGTTCTGTTCAAGGCGTCACAGGCGGGCCGACAAGCGGTTTAACCACGATGCGCCTGGGCATCGGCGGCTTGGGCGGCGGCGCCATGAACGGTGAAATCCTCACCATGCGCCTGCTGCCACAACCCCTTTCCGACACAGACCTTCAAGCCGCGGTGAATGCCCTATGAACCCAAAAGAAGCTGAATGGAATTGGCAAGGTTTTCTGGGAAAAATGGCAGACGCCATCGCCGGAAAACTGGAAGTGGATGACAGCCCGCTTGGCGGTGCATGGCTACCGCCGCGCGGCGATCCGCCAATGCCAGTAGATAGAAACGGCGAATGGGGCATGTTTGGCGTCATGGTTCGTAAAGGTGCAGAAATAACCGCGCCGCCGAACATGATGGAAGCAGATGCAGCGCTGGTTGGCCGGATGGTAGGCGGCTAATGGACCGCGAACACATCATGCAAATTGCCGCCGCCATCTTCGCGGCTTGGCTGGCGGGCTTTGCCAAAATGCTGCGCCGCAGCGCAGGTGAACGCCGGAAGATCAATTGGCCTGATGTTATCCTGGAAACACCAAGCGCCATTGTCGCTGGCCTGATCGGTGGCGGCTTGGCCATTTCCTTTGGCCACAACCATCCGCTGACCATTGCCGCCGCTGGCGCCATCGCGGGCCATCTTGGTGCGCCAGTGATTACCCAAATCGCCATTGCCTTTTGGCGCCGCTTTCTTGGAACCCCACAACAAAAGGATTGATCCATGACGCAAGCAATGTGGCTTGGCATTTTCCGCCATGTTCTAACCGCCCTTGGCGGCCTTATGGTAGCCAAGGGCTATGCCGATGAAAGCACGGTGAATGCGGGCATTGGCGCCGCCGTGACGCTGGGCGGCGTGGCATGGTCCGTGATTGATAAGCGCGCGCGCTGATGAATGACCCGCTGCCCCCGCAAGCGCGGCTGGATTTGACGCTGGCGGCGATTATCCGCCCGGTGCTTTCCAGCATGGCAGCGGCGGAACGGATCCCGCATAGCATGGCCGCCGAACGGATGCTGCTGGCAATCGGCTGGCAAGAAAGCCGGTTTCTGTATCGGGACCAGGTGGATACCGGCCCGGCAGTGATGGGCCCGGCGACCGGCTTTTGGCAGTTTGAACGCGGCGGCGGGGTGCATGGCGTCATGCGCCACCACGCCACGCGCGGCGCCGCCATGGACCGCGCGGCCATGGCAGGTGTAGCCTTTGATGCCCAGGCAATTTGGGCAGCCTTCACCAAACCGCGCCATGACCGCCTGGCAGCCGCCTTCGCGCGCTTGCTGCTATGGTCCGACCCGCGCCCGCTGCCTGATAGTGAAGCGGTGGCGTGGGATTACTACCTGCGCACTTGGCGGCCCGGAAAACCACATGCCAAGACCTGGCCCGAAGCTTGGCGGCGCGCCAATCAAGTGCTGGATCAAATGCCGTTGAGCGCGCCGCCACCATGACCAGCGTTTCCGACATTGCCCTGACCAACCAGGCGCTGCGCCTATTGGGGGAATTTTCTGTCACCAGCTTTGAAGAAGGCACGGACCTTTCGGAAAGCTGCAACCAGATTGTGCCCACCACACTATTGGCTGTGCTGGTGGCCTTCCCGTGGCGCTTCACGATGCGCAAAGCGCAGCTCGGCCGCATTGCCGAAGCGCCGCTGACCGAATGGGCTTATCAGCACGCCAGGCCGCCAGAAGCCATCTTCATTCGTGCGGTGCGGCCCGCACCTTCCGCCCCTGCCGCCGATGCGTGGGAAATCTTTGAAAACCGCATTCTGTCCAACCACGAAACGCTATATTGCGATTATCAAGTGCAGATTGATAGCGCGGGCTGGCCAGCCTGGTTCACCAATCTGGCACGCCACGCTTTGGCCGGCGACCTTGCCATTGCAGTTGGCGCCGGGACGGAGAAGGCGGAATACTTCTACCGCCGCGCTTTTGGCACGCCCATGGAAAATGGCGCCGGCGGCTTGATGCGCCAAGCGCGGCACCTGGACAGCCAGCAGCAGACGCCACAGACCCTTGGCGTCACGCCGCTTGTCACTGCCCGCTGGGGCCGCTGATGCCCAAGATTTACACGCAGCAAACCAGCTTCACCGCCGGCGAATTGACGCCCGCATTGAACGCGCGAACGGAAGTGGCGCGGTATTATAGCGGTGCTGCCCTGATCAGAAACATGCTGGTGCGCCCCCAAGGCGGGCTGCGCCGCCGGCCCGGCATGCGCCATCAACGCAGCTTGGTGGCTGGCCTTGATGGGGTGCGGCTGATCCCCTTTGCCTTCAATGTGGACCAGACCTATTGCATTGCGCTGCGCAGCGGCGCCTTTGATGTTTTCAGGGCCGATGGCACTTATTTGGCCACGGTCACGGGCTGCCCATGGAATGCCGCCCAAGCCAGCCAAATGAACCGCGCCCAAAGCGCGGATACGCTGCTGTTGTTTCACCCGGATATGCAGCCCCAGCAAATCCAGCGCGGCGCCACGGAAACCACCTGGACGCGCAGCGCTATCACTTTCACCAATATTCCAACCTATAACTTCGGCAGCGGCGCCGAAGCGGTGATTTCCGCCACGCGCGGCTGGCCCGAATGCGGCACTTTTCATGATGGCCGCTTGTGGATTGGCGGGCTGAAATCACGCCCGGCCACCATGCTGGCCAGCAAGATTGGCGATTTCTTCAATTTGGACGTGGGCACCGGCCTGGATGACCAGGCCATCAACATCACCATAGACACGGACCAGCTAAACGCCGTGCATCAAATGGCGTCAGGCCGCGCGCTAATGATCTTTACCAGCGGCGCGGAACACACGATTGAAGGCGTGCCGATCACACCCAAAACCGTGGAACGCCGGGGCCAAACCCGGCGCGGCATGAAGCGCTTTACCACCGTGGCGGAAGTGGATGGGGCCACGCTATTCATCCAAAGGGGCGGCGCAGCGCTGCGCCAATTTCTGTATTCGGATACGGAAGCCGCCTGGCAATCCACCCTGGCCAGCTTGCTTGCCCCGCATTTGGTAAAATCACCTGTTGAAATTACCGCGCGCACCAGCGCCAGCAATGACGATGCAGACCATGTGCTTTTGGTAAATGCCGATGGCACCGTGACGGTAATGACCACCCTTCGCAGCCAGGAAGTGGTGGCCTTCACGCGCTGGGAAACCGATGGGCAGATTAAAAGCGCCGCCGCCTTGCTTTCGGGGCAAGTGTTTTTCGCCGTGCTGCGCAATGGCGCGATCCAAATTGAAACCTGGGATGAAACCGCCCTGACCGATGCTGCGGTGCAACGCACCACAGGCGGGCCTTTCAATACCGTGACGGGGCTGGCCCATCTGGATGGCCTGGAAGCCCAGCGAATAGCCGATGGTGCTTACCTAAACATCACCACCGTTGCAGGCGGCGCAGTCACTTTGCCGCGAGCCGCCAATACGGCCGAAATCGGCTTGGGCTTTGAAACCCGCGCGCAGACACTACCCATTGAACCGCGCGACCAAAGCGGGCCATTGACCGGGCGCCGCGCGCGTATTTCCGACATCACCGCCCGGGTGATCAATTCCGGCGTATTCGAATTGCGCGGCCAGCCCGTTGTGCTGCGCCAGGTGGGGGCCGCGCCCGCCGCGCCCCTGGATACGCCGCCGCCGATTTTCACCGGCGACATTAAGCTGCGCGGGACGCTGGGTTATCGCGCGCAGCAGAACATCGAATTGTCGCAGACCATTCCCGCACCGCTGGAATTGCTGGCCTTGGCCTATACCGTGCAGGTGGATGAATAAATGACCTTCATCGCTGATCTTTTGCCGGCAGCAGCCGCTGCCAGCACCACAGCCGCCAGCACTGCCGCCGCAGGAACGGCTGCCGCCAGCACTGCCGCCGCAGGAACGGCTGCCGCCAGCACCGCCGCAAGTGCGGGCGCAGCGGCCACAGCCACAGGCACTTCATGGGCGGCCCTGGCCAGCTATGCCAGCATAGCCGCTGCGCTTACTTCCGCAGGACTTGGCGTGGCAGGGGCGCAGCAAAGCGCATCCGCCCAGCGCATGCAGGCGCGCGTGCAGCAGGGCCAAGCGCAGCAGGGCCGCTTTGCCGCAGATCAGGAAGCCTTGCGGGGCTTGCAACAAAGCCTAGCCATGCGTGACCAGCTTTCCCGTGTATTGGCCGCCCAGAACGCACGATATTCCGGCGCTGGCCTGACGCTGGATGGCACGCCGGAAACCGTGGCGGATGCCACCCGCACCGTGGCGGAACGCGAATTAGCCTTGGCCGAAGCCAATACCACCATCCGCAGGGAACAGCTGCTGACGCAAGGCAACCTGCTTTCCAGCCAAGCAGACGCAACCGGCAGCGGCGCCGATTATACTAGCGTTGCTGGCACCGTAGGCGCTGGCGTGAACCTGTTTGACAATCTGGACCGGCAAGCCGCCCGCCGCGCGGGCCAAACAGTCAACATCAACCTCAGGCGCGAATAGCCATGCCGCCGCTAACCCCTGCCGCGCCGGAATTCACCGCCCGCGCCGCGATTGATCCCGCCGGCAATATGCCCCAGGCCAGTTATTCCCCCACGCAAACCGGCGGGCCGCAGCTGCTTTCCCTGGCAGACCGGATCAATGGCGTGCTGGCATCCCGCGCGCGCCGCGATGATCAGGAAGCGCAGGCCGCCGCCGCCGAGGCTGGCTTCAATGCGGGCAGCGCAGCACCAGGCGCGCAGATGCAGGATGGCGGCAGCCTATACCGCGCCGCCTTCAATCGCGCCGCGCTGGAAGCTTCAGGCCGGCGCCTGGAAATTGATGCGCGCGCCAATCTGGACCGCCTGGCCCGCGAACATGAAGCCGACCCCGGCGCGTTCAGCCAGGCATATCAGGCCTATACTCAGGGCATGCTGGCGCCCATGCCGCAGCCCTTGCAGGACCGGCTGCGCCCCACGCTGGAATTGCTGGCCCAGCCCTATCAGCGGAACCTGACCGCCGCGCTGGAACGCCGCACACAAGACCAGCGTATTGCCACTTTCAATGAAGCCCTGCCCGGCCGCATCGCGGCCATTGAACGGGCCGCCGTGGCTGGCGCCACTGACCCGGCGGCAACGGGCGATATCGTCCGAGAACAGCTTGCGCTGCGCCAGGAACTGATTGCCCTTGGCCCGCGCCAAGCCTTCACGCTGAATGGCCAGGAAATCCCGGCGGACCCCACGCGCGCCGGTGCGCTTTCCGTCACGCAAATCACGGAACGCCTGCAAGGCGCGCAGGAAACCGAAGCGCTGGGCACCGCGCGCGGCCTGTTTGCCCAAGGCCCGCGCACCGAAGCCTGGGTGCAAGATTTTGAAGCGCGCGGCGAAAAGGGCGAAATCCCTGGCATCACGCCCCCCATGGCGCGGCGCATGGCTGGCGAATTTCGCCGCGACCTGGCCCAGCAGCGCGCGGTGGATACGGAAGCGCGCAATGCCGCGCGCACCGAAATTGCCGGGCTGATTGACGCCGACAAAAAGGCCATTGCGGATAGCGGCAAGCCGATCAGCGGCATCACCGATGAACAGCTTGCCCGCGCTGGGTATGACGTGCCGCGCTATCGCGCCGCCGAAGCCGCGCAGATTTCCGGCTGGCAGGCGCGGCAGGATTTGCTGGCGCTGACCAGCGCGCAGGATGCCACGGCCATTGCGGCACGCTTTGCCCCAGGCACCGCGCTTTTCGCCGCCGATCCCGCCACGGCCATGCAGGTGCGGGCCATGGCCCGCGAACGCGGCGCGCAGATTGAAAGCGCCGCGCTAGACCGCACCCTCGCAGACCGCGTGACGGAAGCCGTAACCCGCACCACCGCCGCCGCCGGGCCATTCACGCTTGACCGGGCCATTGCCATGCTTGCGCGCCATGAAAGCGGCAACCGGCCAGATATTGGGCAGCACAATAATGGCGGCAGCGCGGGCGGCGTGCTGGGCATTACCGATGGCCTTTGGCGCGATTACGCCGCGCGCGCCGGCGTGCAGAACCTGGATAAAAACAACCCCGAAGCGCAGAAAGCCATCGCCCGCATTTTCCTGGATGATCAGGATAAATGGGCGCGCGATAACCTTGGCCGGGGCCTGACCTATACGGATGCCCGCGCGGCCTGGTTCCTTGGCGCCGCAGGCTGGCGCGGCATGGTGCGGGCCGATCCCGGAGCCGATGCCTTCACTACCTATGCCGCCGCCGCTGGCCCTGCCCGCGCGGCGCAGGCATTCGACAATGCCGCCAATGCCACCTTGCTGCAACGCGGCGCCACGGTTGGGGAAGTAATGGGCCGGCTTGCGCGCCAGGCTGGTGAATTTGATCCGCGCCGCCCGGAACAATTCACCGTTGTTTCCCGCGAAGAAGCCGCCGCCGCTGGCCAGCGGCCCGAATGGGCAGATGCCAAAAACGCCGAAGCCTTTGACCTTGTGCGGCGCGCGCAATTCGCTGCCATGGCCGCGACCGCCAGCCCGGAAGAACGCCGCGCCATCGAAGCCGATTTGGCCGTGCTGGGGGACCAGGCGGCGGAGAACGCCCGCGCCATGGATGCGTGGCGCCGCGCCTTGGTGGACCGCGACCGCGCCTTGGCTGACGACGCCGCCGGTTTTGTGGTGGATAATTCCCCCACGCTGCGCGTGCTGGCAGGCGAAGTGCAGGCTGGTAATGTGCAGCGCCTGCCCGTTTTGCTGGACAGCATCGCAGCGGAACAGGAACGCCTTGGCGTGCCGCCGCAGCAGCGGAACATCCTGCCCAAGGCTTTTGCTAATGCCGTGGTCTATAGCCTTTCGCAGCAACAAAATGATGCCGCCCGCGTGGCGCAGCTTTCGGCCATTACCGCCACCATCGCCGCGCCCGCCACCCGCGCACAATTCCTGGCCAGCCTAAAGGGTGCTGGCCTGCCGGATCACTTGGCGATCGGCGCCAGTGTGGCGCGCAATACCAGCGCCCCCATCGCCCAGCGCATCACCACGGAATTGGCAATCAAGGAACGCGACCTGCCGCTAGACGCGGCGCAGCGGCGCGGCGTTGTTACCGCAGTCAATGAAGAATTCGGCCTAAGCTCCGGCTGGTTTTCCGCCGGGGCTGACCGCTTGGGGGGCCTTCGCCGCGCCCAGGCGGAAGCCACCGGCAATGCCGCCTTTGTCGCGGCTGGCGAGCGTGAGCGTGAAATCTTGCAGCACATCGCCATGGTGCGTGCTGGCCAGGCAGGCAACACCAGCACCGGCGCAGTGCGTGAAGCCTATCAGCAGCTATTCGGCCACCGCCAGGTGATCAACCGGCCCGATGCTGGCGTGCTGGTGTCCGCCAGCGCCAGCGCCAATGCAGACCGGCTGACCAGCGGCCTAAGCGCCGTAGCCGATGCGCGGCTGACCGAGATATTGGCCGCCGCGCCAGACGCCCCGCAGGAAGTGCGCCGCGTATTGCGTGACCGCGTTGTATGGCTGGATGAAGGCGCGGGGAATTTCGCGCTGTATTTGCGCGGCAACCCGCAGCCGATCCAAGGCCGCGATGGCCAGCCCATTGTGGTGACGGAACAGGATGCCTTGCTGGCGGGCCTTGGCCCGGCGCCATCGCGCGGCATGTTCAGCGGCCAGCCCTTCACGGGCCGCACCGCCAGCCCGGAACCGATGGACGCCATGGATAGCCGCATGCGCCGCCAATTGCGCCGCAACCGGGAAGCCGCCCAAGGCCGCTGGCAAGACTTCCTGCAAACGGTGCCAGCCGATGAATGAACCGCTGATTGCCGCGCCCGCCGCCGGCGCCGGTGTCGCCATTGGGGAAGCTTTCCAGGCGCTGGATACACGGCCCGGCCTTGGCGCCTTCCTTGGTGACATGGCCGCCAGCAGCTTTCAGGATGGCACCCTGGCAGGCCGCGCCACCTTGGCCGCCCGCGTGCGCCGCGCGGAAATTGACGCGCAGGATGCAGACCTGGCCAAGCTGACGCCGGAAGATTACGCCGCCAGCGAATTTGCGCGTGAAGGCTTGCCGTATCAGGCCAACCTGACCATTGCCGCCGCCCGCGCCCGCGCAGAGATTTTCGACGAACGCAAGGCGCGGGAAGCGCGCATTGCCGCGCGCGATGCCTCGCCGCTGGATATGGCGCTGGGCTTTGGTGCGGGCGTAGTGGGTGCGCTGCCCACGCCCGAAAACTTCCTGCCTTTCGCCGGGCCTGCCTTGGCGGCTGCCCGCAGCGCGCGCGAAGGGTCACGGCTTTACCGCCTGGCCCTGACTGCCGAAGCCGCACGCACCGGCGGCGTTGCAGCGCGGGCGGGCTTTGGTGCAGGCGCTGGCGCCATTGATGCGCTGCTCGGCCAAACGCTTGCCGCGCCGCTGATCTACGCGGACCGGGCCAATTTTGGCGATGATGTAGGCTGGGCGGAAATTGTGCAGGATTTGAGCCTGGGCACCGCCGGCGGCGCCGTGCTGGGCGGCACCTTTGGCGCGGTGCTTGGCCGGCGGGGCGCAGCGGATCCGCTAGCGGAAAATCCTGGCCTGAAATTCCGCACGCCAACCGAACAAGACAACGCCTTGCGCGCCCTGAATGCCGCAGCCGCCCAGCTTGCCGATGGTGGCGAGATTGACTTGCTGCAAATGCCGCCCGCCATTCGCAGCCAGGTGGAAGCGCTGATCAGGGAAAACCAGATTTTCCGCGCAGCGCAGCAGGCAACAGCAGATGAAGGCGCCGGCAAATCCGCCCGCGCCGCCGCGCGCCCCATTGGCGCCACGGAACCCGCCGCGCCAGGCGTGATCAATCGCGCCACCACGCCCGCCGGGCAGGAAGTGCAAAGCCAGTTTGAAGTGGTTGAAGCCGATAGCCTGATTGCATCGCACAGCCCGGATACCTTCAACGAAAACCCGGCCTTCCCGCAAGAATTGCAACCGCGTGACCGTAGCCAGGCCGAACGGCAAACCCAGGTGCGGGACATTGCCGTGATGCTGCGCCCGGAAGAAGTGGAAGCCAGCCCGCTGACCAGCAGCGGCGCCCCCATTGTGGGGCCTGATGGTGTGGTGGAAAGCGGCAATGGCCGCACCATGGCGGTGATGCTGGCCTATCAGCAGGGCCTGCCCACCGCGCAAACGTATCGCGCCTATCTGGTTCAGGCCGGGTTTGAAGACGCCGCCACCATGCGCCAGCCCGTGCTGATCCGCCGCCGCACTACGGAACTGACGCCGGAGCAGCGCCGCAGCCTGGTGGTGGATAGCAATGTCACCACCATTGATGCGCTGACCGCCACCGAGCAGGCGCGCACCGATGCCGCCCGGCTGACGCCCGCCATACTGCGCTTGCTGCGATCCAATGACCTGACGACTGAAACCAATGCCGATTTCATTCGCGCATTGGTGCAAGGGCTGACTGGCGCGGATGCCCGCAGCCTATCGGCCGGGGGCACGCTTACCGCGGATGGGGTGCGCCGCGTTGAGCGTGCCCTTTTGGCCCGCGCTTATGGCGACACGCCTTTGCTGGACCGCCTGATCAATTCCGTGGATGACGCGGAAGCCGGCATGGGACGCGGCCTGATGGCCGCCGCACCCGCCTTGGCCCGCTTGCGCGGCGCGATTGAAGCCGGGGATATTGCAGCGGAATTGAACGGCCTGCCTGCCTTGGTGCGGGCTGCCCAGCGCATTGCCGATGCGCGCGCCCAGAATAAACCGCTTGGCGCCATCATGGACCAGGCAGATGCCTTCGACCCGCTTAACCCGATTGAACGCGCCTGGCTGGCCCTGTTGCTGCGCCAGCCGATCCGGGCAGAGCTTGGCCGCGTGGGGGCGGAAACCACCGCTGATCGGCTGAATGCCTTTGCCCGGCTGGCCAGCGAAGCACCGCGCGAACCAGATATGTTTGGCACGCCGCCGCCTGGCCTTGGTGACATTATGGCCGCCGCGCTGCGCCAAGCTGGGCTGGAAACAGACCCGGCCTTGCGTGGCCTTGCTACGGACAGCTACGCGCCGCCGCCGCGCGCCGCCACCCCGCCACCCGAAGCGCCATCAACCCCAGCAGCTGAAGCCGCCGCGCCGCGCGCCAGCAGCCTGGAAAGCCGCGCCGCTGCCATGGGCCTGGACATTGCCGATGATGGCAGCCTGACCCGCGCCGGCGTTTTGCTGGATGGCAATGCGCTGCCCGCCGAATTGCGCGCCGAATTGCGCGCGGCGCTGGATGAGGCCCGCGCCCTGCAAGACCAAACCGCGCGCATGGGTGAAGCCTATGACGCCGCCGCAACCTGCGTGATCCGAGGCTGAGATGGGCGTTTCCCCCGATTGCATTGCCGCAGTGCGCAGCGCTTCAGGCGACAAGCTGACAGATCAGGACGCCGCCGACCTGATCCGCAAGATGGAAGACTTGCGCAAGGCGGAAGAAGCGCGCGGGAACATTGACAATCTGGATGCGCGCTTGCGCGGGCTGGCAGCGGCGGAAGCGGAAAAGGCGCAGATTGCCGCCGCCTTGCGCGCCAAGCACGCCGCCATGCAGGTTATCGCCTATGACCAATCCCTGACCCATATTCAGGGGCTGATTTCCGGCGGGCTGCGCCATGACAAGGCGTTTCTGGCCTTCCTGGAAGGCACCAGCCGCAATGTGGCAGGCGGGCGCCATTCGGTTGCGGCCACCATGCTGGCTTATCGCGCGCGCTATTTGCAGGAATTCAACCTGGCCATGGTGCGCAACCCGGAAATCGCGCGCCAGGTGCAGAATGGTGACAAAGCCTTTGCCGCTGACGTGGTGCGGGAAATGCAGGAATTGCGCGCGGGCGGTGAACCAGGCCGCACCGGCAACCAAGCCGCGCGGGAACTCGCCCAGCTTTATGCCGGCATGGCGGAAAAAACGCGGCTGGATTTGAACAAGCTGGGGGCACCGATTGGGCGGCTTGATGGCTGGTCCCCCCAGGCCCATGCCACAGACCGCGTGGGGCGCGTGACCGCCGATGAATGGGTCACCTTTGTCTTGCCGCGCCTGGATGCGGAACGCACCTTTGGCACCATGGATGAAACCCTGCAACGCCAGATGTTGCGGGATATCTATGACACCATTGTCAAAGGCGTGGACCGGAACGGCATGGCCGCCGAAGCCACGGGCCGCGTGGGGCCGGCCAACCTGGCCAATAGCCTAGCCCATGCGCGGGTGCTGCATTTTGCTGATGCTGATGCCTGGCTGACCTATGCGGACCGTTTCGGCAACGGGAATATTCACGATGCCATGCTGGCGCATTTCACCGCTGCATCCAAAGCCAGCGCGCAATTGGAACGGCTTGGCCCCAATCCGGTGATCACCTTGAACCGCTTGCGCGCCACGCTGATGCGTGAAGCGCCAGCCGGCATTTCAAAGGAACTAGACCCCAGCCTAAATCAAGGCGCCATTGCATCGGCCATGGCAGAAGTGCAGGGGCTAACCGCTGTGCCGGTGAATAACCGCGCGGCGCAGATTTCCAGCGGCATCCGGCAATGGCAGGCACTCAGCAAGCTTGGCGGTGCGGTAATTTCCAGCATCACCGATTTGCCGGTGCGGGCTGCCGCGCTGACCTTTCAGGGCAAGCCCATCATGGCAGCTTGGGGGGAAAATTTGCGCCAGCTATTCCAGGGGCGCGGCGCGGGTGAACAGCGCGAAATTGCCGCGATCCTGGATGCCAGCCTGGATGGGATCAAAAACCGCATCACCGCCGCCGGCATTGCCGATGACATGCCCATGGGCACCATGCACCGCATCACAGAAACCTTCTACCGCTGGCAGGGCATGTCTTGGTGGTCCGATGCGATGAAGGCTGGCGCGGCGCGCGGGCTTTCGGTTGAGATGGGCTTGCATGCAGGCAAGGCGTGGGATGCCCTGCCGCCGCGCTATCGCACCGTATTGACCCAGCAGAATATCAGCCCCGCCCAATGGGAGGCCATTCGGGCCACCGCCTGGCAGGCGGAAGATGGCCGCACCTATATCACGCCGGACCGCATCGAAAGGCTGCCCCGCCAAACCCTGATTGACCTGGCCCGGCCTGATTTGGAAGCTATGCAAAAAGGCCTTGCGGACCGCCTGGCCAAGCGCCAGACCGCCGATGCCAAAGAAGCAGAATGGGTAGCGCGCCGCGCGCAAGCCTTCCGCAATAGCACTATGCTGATGGTGGCCCGCTTGCAGAAGCGCAACGCCGCCGGCGAAGCCGCCGCCGCTGACCGCGTGGCAGGCATGCGGGACCGCATGGAGGAATTGCAATTGCGCCTGGATGAATTGGCGGAATTCCAGGCGGCCATTGCCGAAGGCCGCGCTTGGGGTGAAGCCGCGCCAGACCCCGCCGCCCCGCGTAGCAGCAACACGATCCGCAGCACCACCGGCACGGAAGGCGCGCGCGTGTTTGACCCGCGCGCCGAACGCTATTTGGATGAAGGCGCACCCGCCACGCTTGCCGCCCGGGCGGAAGGCGAATTGCGCGCCCGGCTGGATGCGCTGCGCCGCACCATTGGCGGGATCAATCGCCAAGCCACGCAGGCGGAAAAAGCCCGGCTGCAAGATTTTGGCGATTGGTGGAACCGCCGCCAGGTGGAGCTGGACCAATTCACCGCCCGCATGGAAGCCAATGCGGAAGCCCGCGCGGCCGCCACCAAGGCGGAAGGCGATAGCTATGGCGACCAGGTGGACCGCATTTTGGAACGCACGCGCGATGCCTTGGAAGTCCGCTTGCGCGGGTTCTTTGCGGATGAAATGGGCTTTGCCTTTCTGGAACAGGATATGCGCGCCCGCCGCTTCATGTTGCGGGGCACCAAAGGCGGCACCTTTGCGGGCGAAGTCCTGCGCTTCATTTTTCAATTCAAAGGCTTCCCCGTGGCCTTTACCCAGCGCGTATTGGGCCGCGCCTTGCAGGGCTATAACCCTGATGAACGGCTATTGCAGGCGCGCAACCTGGGCACGCTGATGGCCGGGCTTTTGGTGACGGGCTACCTTGCCATGAGCGCCAAGGATTTGATGCGTGGCTATGAACGGCGCGATTTAGACAAGCCCGGCACCTGGCTGGCAGCGCTGATGCAATCGGGCGCCTTGGGCATTTATGGCGACTTCCTGTTTGCGCAGACCAATCGCTTTGGAAATGGAGCCCTGGAAACTCTTGCAGGCCCAACCGCCGGCACCGCCGCCAGCGTGATAAACTTGGCCACCCGCGCCCGCGATGGTGAAGCCAAGGCAGCCGATGCGCTGAATATCGCGCTGCAAAATACACCCTTCCTAAGCCTTTGGTACGCGCGCCCCGCGCTTGATTTGCTGATCCTGAATTCGCTGCGCGAAAGCCTTTCCCCCGGCTTCATCCAGCGCCAGCAGCAAAGGCGCCGCGAAGACTTCGGCCAAGAACGCATCATACCCGCCACCGCTTTTTGAGGAATTGACCAATGACGATTATCAGCATTCCAGAAAACGACCGCAAAGAGCGCTTCATTGCCATCGCCGGGCAAACCAGCTTCCCCTTTGATTTCCCGATCTATGATCAAACCGATTTGCAAGTGCTGCGTGAACGACCCGGCGTAGTCAGCACCTTGACGCTTGGCACGGATTACACCGTGACCGGCGCCGGCAACCAGGCGGGCGGCAGCATTACGCTGACCACCGGCGCCACCGCGGGCGATATTCTGGTGCTGCTTTCGGCCATGCCTTCCGGGCGCAGCGCCCAATTCGTCAATGGCGGCGATTTGCCGGCCGTATCCCTGGAAGCGGAATTCAACCGGCTGGCCATCCTGTTCCAGCAGAACGCCCGCGATGCGCAAAATTCGCTGCTTTACCCCAGCACCGATGGCCCCATGCCCACATTGCCGCCCATTGCATCGCGCGCAGGCCGCTTCCTGGCCTTTGACATGCTGGGCCAGCCCTATGCCGCCGGCGCGCCAGGCACCGCGCTGGACGCTGTAGCCCGCGCCGGGGATACCATGACCGGGCCGCTGCGCATCACGCCAGGCAGCGCCGCCGCGCCAGGCCTGACGCCGGCGGGCGATGCCAACACAGGCTTGTTTGCGCCAGCAGCTGATGAAATTGGCATATCATCGAACGGGCAAGAGGTTGCGCGCTTCAATTCAAACGGCCTGGTCGGGCGCTTGGTGCCAAGGACCTGGCTGGACGTGGCCAGCGCCGCCACAATTGACCTTGGCGCGCAAAATGCAGATAGCCTTCGCATAACCGGAACCACAGGCATCACCAGCTTGGGCACCGCGCCAAGCGGCACCAGGCGCCGGCTGCGCTTTGCAGCCGTTTTGACCATCACGCATAGCGCCGCCCTGATTTGCCCAGGCGCGGCCAACATCATCACGGCGGCAGGCGATATCGCGGATGTGGAGAGCCTTGGTTCTGGGAATTGGGTATTGGTACAATACACGCCAGCCGCTATGTGGTCTTGGCAGCTTCTGGAACCGCCGCGTGTGTTGTCTTCTGTTGCGCAGGCGGATTTCTCGCTAAATGTTGCATATCGCCGCTATCGGCTGACGGTGCAGGATGTCACTGTGAATACGTCCGGGCAAAATTTATTGATGCGATTTTCAAGTGATGGTGGCGCTACTTTTTTGAATGCGGCCAGCTATCAGCAGATTGGAAACGTCACTGACGGATCTGCCGTTAATAATCCTTTCGCACCCGGCGCAAATACAAGTTTACTTCTTTCGGCTGGGCTGCCGGCAGCCTCAGCAAATGCGTGGGATGGAACATTTGAAATAAATCCAGGGTCGGCAAGTTTGGCGGCGCGCGTGCGCGGTTTGGCTATCGGTGTAAGTTCTGCGCCAGCGTGGCTACACGGTTATTATGGTGGCGCGTGGATTGGTGCTAGCGCCCGAATGAATGCGGTTCGATTGTTTGTGGCAAGCGGCACGTTTTCTGGCGCTGTTATTCTGGAAGGGATGCGTTAAGGGAAAAAACTTTTATGAAATCCACAATTGAAGGGAAGTTGATTCCATTGACGGAGCAGGAACTTATCGCTCGTCAAGAAGACCAAATGGCACCCGCCGCCCAAATTTCATCCACCATAACCAAAATCCGCCTGGTGGAAGCCCTGGCGGCGGCGGGTAAGCTGCGCCAGGCCTATCGGCTGTTGAAGCTTGAGGCGCCGCTGAATGACTTGACCGATGCGGAGCTTGCTTTGCGGGAACGCTGGAACGCCGCGCATACGCTTGACCTGCAATCGGCTGAGGTTGCGCCATTTCTGGCTGCGCTTGATGTGGCGCCGGAAAGCCTGGTGCAGCAAGCAGCGCCTGCGCCAGCCGCGCTTTCAGGATTCAGGAACGGCTGTAACCCCAGCCTATAATCAGTTGAACCAGGCGCCGCCCGGCGGGGTTGGCTGCTGGTATTGGCCTTTGGCTGGGCGTTCTAGCGCGGCTGCGATAATCATGGGTTTGACCACCCATTGAAAAGGCGACACACTTTGCATTCTCTTAATCAGCGGGTCCAAGGTTCGAATCCTTGTGCGCCCACCAAGCAAATTCAAAGGGTTACAACCGAAAAATTAGCTGCCGGGCGGGCCGAGTTCAAACTCGGTTCAAACTAGAGTTCAAACTCCCCGCGTTCGGCCTATGTTCCGCTTTCGGTTTCCGCCGCCAAGCGGCGCTTGAAAGCGGCTTCCGCGCCGCGTTCTGTCCTAACCAAATAGTGCCGATCCAGGATGGCCCGCACGCTGCCAGGTGTGTGGCCCGTGATGGTGGCAATCCCCTGTTCATCCACGCCGGCTTCATGCAGGCGGGTGGCAGCGGTGTGGCGCAACTCGGCAAAGCGCAGATCAGCGCAGGCCGGCATCGGCGCTACAGGTGCAAGGCCATTTTCAGGGTCCGCCGGCAGGCCCTTGGCTGCGGCTTCCCGAATTGCTGCGAAGGTATGGCGGAAGGTGTGCTCATTCCAGGCAAAGCCGGTGCGGTCATGCACCAGCAGCCGCGCCAGGCCCTGGACCGCATCGGGCCGCGCCGCTTCGCCCTTCAAGCGCGCGACCAGGTGCGGCACCAGGTGCACCGGCAGCACCACGCGCCGTCCGGTTTTGCCTTGGCGCAGCACAATGGCGCCGCCTTCCTGTTGCCAGGGGGGCAGCGCCAGCACATCGGCTTCCCGCTGCCCGAGCCATTCATTCAGCAGGATGGCCGTGCCGATCGAACGCCAGCCCAGCCGATCCGCCACCGCCGCCATATGCTGGACGGCCGCCGGCGACCACAGCACCGGATCCCGCTGGCGCTTGACGATCAAGCCAGGATTGCGCGCTGGATTGGCGCCTGGCGCCAGGTAGCCAAGCCTTTCCCCCACACTCAGCAGCAGGCGCAGCACCCGCACCACAGCCGCCGCGCGCGCGGGGGTTTCCACCACCCGCCGCGCCTTGCCTGAGCCTTCCACGCGGCGCAGCTGCCCGGCATAAAACGCTTGCACCGCCGGGGCCGTGATGGCGCGCGCAGGCATATCCCCCGCCCAGGCCGCGATCACATCTAGCGCCCAGCCGTATTCCTTGCGCGTGCGATCCGCCAGAGCCAGCCAGAACCGGCTGACCTTGTAATCCTGAATGAGAGCCTCGACACTGCCCGCAGCCGCGCGCCGGCCACGCTTCGCCGCCGCAGCCGGGGCATTCGGCGCCACTTCACCGCGGCGCCAAGCATCTACTTCCAGGTTCAGCGCTTCCGCCTTGGCCAGCGCTTGCGCGCGATCCCCTGGCAGCGCTTGCATGCGCCAGCCCGCCAGGCGCAGCGCTTGCGCTGGCTGCCAATAGAAATATTCCCGCCCGCCCTTCACCCTGATGACCAGGTGGCGCACTTTTGCTGCCATTGCTTTGCCCTTCCCTATTCCTGCCCACCAGGCTGGCGCCCCCGGCTTTGCCAGCCTTGCGGCGCCGGGTTCATGGCGTGCCAGCGCGCCGCCTTGTCTAGCCATTCCGCCACCACAGGCGGAACCGGCAAAGACCCAGCCGCCCAGCGCCGCACCAGCCTATCATCACAGCCCAGCGCTTCCGCCAGGCTGCGTTGCGACCAGCGCAGGCAGCCAAGGCATGCGCGCAATTGAAAGGGGGTCATGGTGCCCAGCCGAGCGCATCCGCCAGCGCTTGAAGGCGCGGATCATACATGGCCCCGCCGAATTTAAAGGACCGATCAGCCAAGCTTTCATTGCGGCACAGCAGCGCCGCGCCTAAATTCGCCGCTTCTTCATCGCTGACCGCTTGCAGAACCGCCAGATAAATCCCCGGCATGGGGCCGATGTTTTCATCATCGCGAATGTCCGCCGCTTCCGCCTCGACATAAGCCCGCACCAGCTTCGCCGCCTTTGAAATGTCGCGCATCTTTCCACCCTTTCCCGTTTCAAGCCCTGATTGGCTTGGATGATGGCAGCGCGTGCTGCCATCGCCAAAGCCAGCCCTTACCTATTCCGCCGCCTCAGCCTTGAAGGTAGCGCGCCCTTGGCTTACCGCGTGCCCGCCAAGGTGCCCGTCACGTTCGGCTTGCACTTTGGCAAACCTTATCGCCTGCGTCTTATTCATCGCGCGGATTGTGTAGCGGATGCCCGCTTTGTCATTCCATGCCGGAAAGCGAAAGCGCAAGGTGACAATAAATTCCTGGATCATGACCGCGCCCCCCTTCACGCCGCCGCCGCCAGGCTGGAGCCTTCCTGCAAGCCGTGCAGGTAGCCCGCCGCCTTTTCGGCATAGCTTGCCGCGCGGAACAGGTTGCGCGGATCATCGCGCAGCGCCTTGAGCCAGCTGGCGATATAGCTGGCATGATCCTCGCGGGGTTCACTGGTTATCGCCAGATCAGCGCAGAGATAGGCCGCGCCCAATTCCGCAACCAATTCCTCGAAGGCATAATCAGGCGACCCAAAGACGCTGCCCTTGATCCGATCCAGCCGCTTGGCAGCGCCCGACCAATGCACTAATTCATGCGCGGCCGTGCCGTAATATGCCTCGGGAGAATCAAAACTCCCAAACTCAGGCAGGCGGATTGTATCGCTTGAGGGAGCATAGAAGGCACGGCCGCCACCGTGCGCAATGCTGGCGCCCGTGCCCGCGATCCAGGCATCCACCGCCGCCAGGCGCTGCCCATCATCCAACCGCGCCACCACAGGCCGCGCATAATATTCCGCCGGCAGGCCTTCGATTTCATCCACATTGAAAACGCGATAGGTTTTCAGGAAGGGAATGGTTGCCTCGATTTCTTCCCCGTTGCGTTCAGCAGTCCGCTTGATTGCGCCGACAAAAAACGCAGCCTCAGACTTGGCGCCTTTCTTCACTTGCGCGCCCAGCGCTTGCGCTTGCTGATAGGTCATCCACCGCGCCGCAGTGAAGCCACGCAGCGCCGCCGCCGCCCACAGGTTCAGCACATTCGCGCCCCGATAGGGGGTGCCATCATGGCGCAGCGGACGCCCGCCGCCTTGCGCCTGCCAGCCTTGCGCCCAGGGGCGCACGCCCGCTTCGAGCATGGTGCAGATGCGCGCGGTAACTTCCTTGTAGATAGCTTGGTTTGACATGGGGTGATCCCTTCATGATGGCGGGGCCAATCCCTCGCCTAATCCGCATTTATAGGGAATAAAAAAGGCTTGTCAACAAAAAAAATGCAGCGCCCCGAAAATAATTTCAGGCCGCTGCCATTGCCCCGGCACGTTCGATCAGGCGCGCTTCATGGCCCGCCGGATCACCAGCACCAGGCGCGCCGGATTGCGCCGAGAGCCACGCTTCCACCGCCTGGATATCCCAGCGCATCCCAAGCCCCGGCAGCGGCGCCGGAAAGCCCGCCGCTTCCAGCGCGCGCCGCCGCCGCGCGAAACCGCGCGGAGTGCAGCCCAGCATGGCCGCGATTTCATGGCCATGCGCTACGCGGCGCGGTGCGATCATGTCCCCGCCTTTCGGAAGGGCAGCACATCATCGGCAGCATCAAGCAGCAGCTGCCCAAGCGCGCGCGCCTCATGCGGTTTCAGGCAGGCGCCACGCGGCTTTTTGCCTTCGATTTCCCAAACAAGCCGAATGCCGTTTTGATGGTCGCTGAATAGGCGCACCCCTTCCAATTCATGCAGGGGACGCCGCCGCCGACCATCAAAATCGTCAAGCTCCCAGTCGGCCACATCGCGCGACAGCGGCGGGATTTCGAGTGCCTGGTTGATCATATCGGCCCCACGCGCCGCACGACCGGCAAAGATCGCAGATTGTCATAGGCGCCTGGCGCTTGCGCTTCGAAAATGACGCCCAGCGCGCGCAACTCGTTTTCAATCGTGGCGACCTGGCGCAATAATTCGCCTTCCACCACCTGCCGCGGCACTTCCACCCGCAGCCGATCCACGGCGGACTGCCCGTCCCCGGTGCGGACTTCCACTGGCACAGGTTCAGGGCTGGTGCCTGCCCATTCGCGGAAACGGCGCAGCGCCTTGGTTGCGTTTTCGTGATCCTTGATAGCCCGCGCCGCGAGCGTGACTTGGCCGGCCGTAATCATGCCGCACCCTTTGGCGCCAGGCGCGGCGCCCCCGCGTAATCGGAAAACCGCACGACATTGGGGGCCAATTCGCCGGCCATCGCGCCGGGGGGCACTGGCGCCCCCTCAAGCCCCGCCGCCTGATCGGCCAAGCCTTCGATCACCAGCGCCATGGTTAGCGCCTGGTCCCGCGTAAGCTGGATGTAACCCACGGGGCTGGCCCAACTTTTGAAGGTGGCGCTAAGATTTCTCAATTTCTGACTGATCATTGCCGCCCGCCTCCTATGCCGGGCAGGCGGACCATACGTCACAAAAAGTTACCTAGGCAAGAAAAAAAATCACCAATGGTTACCCATGGCCGCTGCCAGGCCAGAACCCATGCGCCGCGCGGAACCGTGCCGCGCGGCACGCCAGCCAAAAATCCACCCTGGCAAAGCCGGCCCAATACCAGGCCGGCAGCCATGGCATGCCCCAAACGCCAAAGAAAGCCAGCACCCAGAATGCCCATTCGTGCATCTGCGCCAGCTCAGCCGCAAACCAAAGCCCAGCTATTGCCATCGGCCAAAACACCAAGCGCCAGATCCATGCCGCGCGATATTCCAGCGCGCGCGTGACACCCGCCGGCATGGTTTGCAGGTGGTGCAGAACTTCCGCTGAATCAGGCCGCCACAAGCGGCACCATGGGCAGATCAGGTGCTGCGCCAGGTTCAGGTTCTTCAGCCAGCGCGGCAGCCAGCGCTTCGCGTTTTTCCCAGTCAAGCCCGCGATCATCGCCCAAATAAAGCCAATCCAAGGTAACGCGCAAAATGGGCAGAAGCATTGCCGCCTGGCTAATGCCCAGGCGCCTTGTTCCCGCTTCCCAATTGGTCACCGCGTTTGGCGTGGTAGCGCAAATCGCAGCCAGGTCACGCTGCCTTAGCCCGGCAGCGCGCCGCGCCGCGCGCACCCGCCGCCCAATGGCAGCCTGATCGGTTACCCGATCCATTAGCACGCGGCGGGTTCTGAGCTCGCTCATGCTCACAATCATGCTTGTTTTCCCTTCCAAAAACACCTCAACAGATAGTGACGCTTGACGAGGTAACCACCTGTTACCTATTGTGGCGCCTATGACCGTTTCCGCGATCATCGCCGCCCTTGGCGGCCCCGCAGCCTTAGCGCGCCAGCTTGGCCTGGCCGCCGGAGCCGTGCGCATGTGGTCCCAGCGCGAACGCCTGCCCACCCGCCACGCCCTGGCCGTGTGGCGTTTGGCCCATGATGCCGGGCTTGATTGGCGCCCGCCTGGCTGCGAAGGGCTGGAACTTGCCCGCCGCGCCTCACCACCCGAACAGCTAGCCCAGCCCAGCGCCGCCGCATGATTGCCCAAGCCCCTCGGGCCAGGCGCAGCCCGGCCTTGCTCGCCACCCTGGCCCCCAGGGCTGAAGGCGAACATGCCGCGCGGGCTTGGTGGAAGGGTAGGGCGTGCGGGGGCAGGGTGGGGCTGAAATCCTTTGATTTCAACGCTGTAACGCATGAAACGCAGTGCAACGCTCAGGTGTTTCATGGTTTTGGCAATGATTTCAAAGGCTTGGCGCGCATGAAACGCTTGAAACGGTTTTCCCGCGCGCATGTAATGAAATTTGGGTCAGGTGGCGCCCTGGGTGCGTTCTCTTACGCGCGCGCGTGCCGTTTCAACCGTTTCAAGCATAAAAAAGGGGATAAATTCCTTTATCTGTCTATGAAACATCTGAAACGCTTGGCCGTTTCATGGCGTTTCAGACAGGTGAATATAAACTGGGGTATTCCGGCATGACTGCCGAAAGCCCGAAGCAGCGCCACCGAGAGCGCCAGCGTGCGGAGCGCCGCGCGGTGAAGGAAGCCGCCGCGGCCGCCGCGCGGCCTGTGGTGGATCAGCCCGCCCTGGCGCCAGACCTGGCGCCGCCGCCGGCACGGATTGGACCAGGCCGCCCGGTAGGGGCTGGCAACCGCGCGACGCGCGAATGGGTGCGCGTGCTGATCGAGAAGCACGGAAGCCCCCTCGAACGGCTGCTCGAGATCGCCTCGAAGGACCTGGAAGCGCTGCGCGAGGAGCTGCGCTGCGACCGGCTGGAAGCCTTTGACCGGCAGATGACGTGCCTCAAGGAAGCGCTGCCCTACCTGCACCAGCGCTTGCCGCAGTCAATCCAGGTGGATGGCGCGCCGCTGATGCCGGTGATGATCGCGGTTTCCGGGGCCATCGCCCAGCGCATCGGCGCGGCGGTTGAAAGCCAGCAAGATCAACGGGTTATCGAAGGTGATCCGGCATGAGTTTGAACCGCAACAGTTTGAACCAGAAGCCCAAGGCCTTGAAGGCAAAGGGCTTTACGCCTGCCCGGCAGCTAATCGCCAATCAGCAGCCAAAGCCCACCCGCGCGCCCGCCCATGCCCGCCCGCCCGCACCCGCCCGCGCCCGCGCGACCCCCCCGGCCCCCCTCCCCCCCCCACCCCCCGCGCCCGCACGCGCGCCCCTGTCCGCCCCTCCGCACGGGGAGTATGGCGGAAAATCAGGTGCCCTTCGGGCGGGGGGTAGGGCGGAAAACTTCCCTGAACCTTCCCAGGGCAGGGGGCGGCAGGCCGAGCCGCTGCGCCGGCGGTGGACCGCGGAGGAAGACGCCGTAGTGCTGGCGGGGCGGCGGGCAGATCCGCCGATCAGCCTGCAAGCCATCGCGGAGCAGCTAGGCCGCAGTTCCAGCGTGGTGCGTCGGCAAGCCGTGCGGCTGGGCTGCGTGAACGGCCAGCCCGGCCTGGATACGCCCAAGCCCAACCCGCGCGTGAAGGAATGGCGCAAGCCAACCGAACCCGTTGCCGCCGTGCCGCCGCGCCGCTGCCTGCGGTGCCGCGCCGAATTCACCCCGCCCACCCGGTTTCATTTTCTGTGCGACACGCACCGGCGCGGTGACGAATGACCCGCCGCCTGCACGATATCCGCACCATCATTGACGGGCTGAATGCGCAGATCGAAGCGCTGTGCCGCGAATTGCTGCCCGGCGGCAAGCGCGATGGGGAGGAATGGCGCGCGGGCGATTTGGCAGGCGCACCTGGCCAAAGCGTAGGCGTGCGGCTTTCCGGCCAGCGCGTGGGGGTGTGGTGCGAATTCCATGGTGGCAGCGCCAAGGGCGATGCGCTGGACCTTGTGGCGCATTGCCGCTTTGGCGGTGACAAGTCCGAAGCGCTGCGCTGGGCGCGCGCCTGGCTTGGCCTTGGCGATGATGGCCGCGCCTTCCGCCAGGTGCGCCCGCATGTGCCGCCGCCCAAGCCACGCATGGCGGAATTGGACAATGAAGGCCGGTTGCTGAAGGCGCGGAAAATTTGGCTGGATGCCCTGCCCATCGAAGGCACGCCGGCGGCGGCCTATTTGGCCGGGCGCGGCATAGACCTGGCCAAGCTAGGCCGCGTGCCCGGCGCGCTGCGCTTTGCGCCGCGGTGCTGGAATGCGGAAGTGAACCGCGAGTTGCCGGCCATGGTGGCGGCCATCAATCGGCGCGGGGATCACGTTGCCACGCATCGCACCTGGCTGGCGGAAGTGGATGGCCGCTGGACCAAGGCCCCCTTGCGCGCGGCCAAAAAAGTGCTGGGCAGTTATCAGGGCGGCGCCATTGCGTGCTGGCGCGGTGCATCGGCCCGGCCATTGGCGCAGGCGCCAGCCGATGACCAGGTGGTGATTTGTGAGGGCATCGAAGATGCGCTGACGCTGGCGCTTCATGACCCCGCCTTGCGCGTGCTGGCAGCAATCAGCCTGAGCAACCTGGGCAATGTGCAACTGCCTGAGCAGCTTTCCGATTTGATCCTGGCCTTTGACCGGGACGGTGAAAACCCCGCCGCGCGTGCGGGCCGGGAAAGGGCAGTGCGCCAATACATGGAACAGGGCCGCAGCGTGCGTGAGGTGTTTCCGCCGCAGGGCCACAAGGATTTCAACGCCTGGCACCAGGCGCTTGGGGGGAAAGCAGCGTGACAGAAGCAACACCGCGCGACGATAAGATTACGCCGATCCGCGCCGCCATGCGGAATGCGCCGGAAGCGCGGCGGAAGAATGGCGGCGGGCTATTGCCCGATGATTGCCAAGTGGTGGCCTTGGGCACTGATGGCCAGGTGAACTACTACCTGAACGCCGGCGGCATCTTCTGCGCGGTGCCGATCAAGCAGCATTCCAAGCATGTGGTGCGGGGATTATTTGCACCGAATGAAGCGTATCTGCGCAAGCACTGGCCAAAGACAAGCAAGGAAGGCACCACCACAGATTTCCGCCCGGATGATGTTGCCGGCGCGCTGATCAATGCTTGCGCGGTTGAAGGCGCCTGGTCCGGCGAAGACCGCTTGCGCGGCACGGGCGCTTGGGCCGGTGAAGATGACGACCTGGTTGTGCATCTTGGCGCCACGCTAATGACCGCAGGTGCGACGGAACGCCCCGGCGCGCGTGGCAGGTTCATCTATCCGGTGCGGCCTTCGCGGCCCGGCCCGGCGCGCGAATATCAGGCCGATGGCCCCGATGGGCCGGGCCAGGAGTTGCTGGGGTTACTCAGCCAATGGCATTGGCGCCGGCCAAACATAGACCCAATCTTGCTGACCGGCTGGATATCAGTGGCTTTTCTGTGCGGCGCGCTGCGCTGGCGCCCGCAGGGCTGGATTGCCGGGGAACGCGGCAGCGGTAAATCCACCCTCATGGGCGTGATTGCGGCGCTGCTGCATCGCGGGGATTACTGCAAGCTGGTTGCCGATGCCTCGGCCCCTTCCATCCGGGCAGCGTTGCAGCATGACGCGGTGCCGGTGCTGCATGATGAAGCCGAACCATCCGAGGAAATGGGCCGCCTGAATGCCAAGGTGGAATTGATGCGCCTGGCCGCCAGTGGCGGCTTGGTGATGCGCGCCACCACGGATCAGCAGGTGATCACGCAGGCGGCGCGCTTCATGGGCCTGTTTGCATCCGTGCTGCGCCCGCCGCTGAAAGCGCAAGACGCCAGCCGCATTGTGTTTTTGGACATGAAGCGCGTGACTTCGGGCCGCCCGCCCGTAATCAGTGAAGACGAATTGGCGATGCTGGGGCGGCGCGTGTTCCGCCGCATGATGGACCGCTGGCACGCCTTTCAGGAAGAATTGCCGCAATGGCGGGAAGCGCTGATGGCCGCCGGCATGGATGCGCGCCAGGCTGACCAATACGGCACTTTGCTGACCGCGCAGGATGTTCTGCGCCATGACGCCAGCAGTGACAGCGACACGCGCGCGGAGCTGGTGGCGATGGTGGTGGATGCCACCCGCAGCGAACGCGCGGAAGAACGCCCGGAATGGCGCTGGTGCATTGACCACCTGACCAGCGTGTTGATGCCCGGCTACAAAAGCGGGGAACAGCGCAGCGTGGGCACGGTGATAGCCATTGCCGCCGGGCGCCAGGTGCTGGCCGATGCTGAAAGCGGAGAACCGCGCCGCCCCTTCCGTGGCGAACGCGATGACGCCAACCGCGTGCTGCAATCCATCGGGCTACGCTTTGAAGCCATGACAGTGAATGGCCGCGCCATGGATGATCCGGACACGCATAACCCGCTGGGCTGGCTGGCCGTGGCCAATAGCCATGCAGGCCTAGCCAGCATTTTCCGGGACACGCATTGGAAGCCGCGATCCGGTGCCGCAGGCGGATGGAAAAGCGCGATTGAAAGTGCCGATGGCGCCATCCTCGGCAAGCCGCTGCGCTTCGGCGGCACCATGTCCCGCTGCACGAAAATTCCATTGGATTTGGTTTTGGATGGGGAGAATGAAGGTGGAGAGTGAAGAACACGCGCAGAGTGGCATTCAGCATGACGCGGCGCTTCACATGCGCAAGCTGAAATTCCGGCCGATCAACCCGCGCTTGCCGGTGCTGGATGCCCTGCCCCTGTTGAACCAAGCGGCGGCTATTGAAATGGAAGCCAAAGGCGCCAGCCCGTTTTGGTCCAGGATCAAGCAAGCGCACGCGATCCTGGAAGACGCCTTGGCCAAGGAAGCGGCGCAATGACTGAGGAAGCGCAATCCGAAATCCGCACGCTGCTTGTGGTGGCCAAAACCTACATTGCCACCAGCCAGCCGGGCAAAGCGGTGAAGGCGATAGATGAAGCGCTGGCAGTGTTGAAAGGCCGGGACGATGACTGACCGCGCCCGCCCGCGCCAGCAACCGGCGCCAATCGCGCGCCAGCATGCCCAGGCCATCCTGGCACTATGCGCCGGGGTTTTGATGTTGATCGGCGCAGCGGCATGGTCAATGCGCAGTAGTCAAGCAATGCTTGACCGCTGCCACCATTTTTCTGACACCAGTAAAATGGTCCGCTGACATGAACGCCGCCCTGTGGGAACCGCCCGGCCCAATCGCCCAAGCCTTCTTGGAAAATGAGCATCCGATATCGGCGCTGATGGGGCCGGTTGGTTCTGGCAAAACCACCACGGGGCTGATGCGCGCGCATGTCATGTCCTACCTTTGGCCCGCCGCGCCAGATGGGGTGCGCAAGATCAAATTCGGCGTCATCCGCCGCCTGCAAAAAGACCTTGAGAAAACCACCATGGCAAGCTGGAACCAATGGTTCCCGCGCAATATGGGCGTATGGCGCGGCGGTGCTGGGGACCCCGCCACGCATGAATTGGCGCTGACGCACCCCGGCGATGGCCAGCCCATCCACATGACGGTGGAATTCATCGCGCTTGGCGATCAGCGCGTGGAAGAAGCCATGCGCGGCTGGGAAGGCAGCTTTGCCTATATTGACGAAGTGGATTTGATGCTGCCTGAAACCCTGGCTTGGGTATGGTCCCGCTGCGGGCGCTTCCCGCGTGAAACCATTGGCATCAATCCCAAGCACGCCTGGGGCACCTGCAATGCCCCGGAATTCGATAATTGGATTTTGGCTGATTTCCTGGATCAGCCGCGCGATGGCCACAAGCTATTCCGCCAGCCAGGCGGCATGGAACCAGGCGCGGAGAACATGCGCGTGCTGCCCGCAAATTTCTATGCGGAAATGCTGAAGGTGCTGAAACCGGATGAAGCCCGGCGGATGGTGCATAACAAGCCGGGTATCAGCAAAAGCGGCACGGCGGTTTATCAGGAATTCAATGATGATATCCACATGGCGCAGGAGCCTTTGGATATTTTGGACCGCCCGCTGATCATCGGCATGGATGCTGGCGGCACGCCGGCAGCGGGCTTTTGGCAGCGCGCGGTCAATGGCCAGTGGCGCAAGCTGGCGGAGCTTTCCACGCATGAAAAGGCGGGCGGTTCCATTACCGGCCCCAACCGCTTTGGCGAAATGCTGGCAGAGCTATTGGCCGAACGCTTCCGGGGCCTTGCCATTCGCGCCCATGCCGACCCATCCGCCGCGCATGGCGCCGATACGCGGGCGGGCGAAGCAAGCTGGATTGATACGGTGGCGCGCGTGGCGAATATCGCGGTGCTGCCCGCGCCCACAAATGACCCAACGCCCCGGCAGGAAGCCATGCGCCTGCCCATGACCAGGCTGATTGATGGCCGCGTGCCGGGCCTGATCATTGACCCTTCATGCACGCTGACGCGCAAGGCGCTGTCGCGCGATTACTATTTTCCGCTGGTGCGATCCGCCGGCGTGGTGCGGCAGGAAACCAAGCCCGCCAAGAATTGGGCCAGCCACCTTGTTGAAGCGGATCAATACGCGCTGCTGGATGGTGGCGCCTATCACGAAGTCATTGGCCGGGGGCAGCGCCGCGCCCAGGCCATGCGCCCCATCATGCGCGCCCCGCGCATTGATGTTTTCACCCAAAGCATGAGGAACTGAAAATGCCCCTGACCCTTACGCCTGACCATGAACCGGAAACCCCAGCGGCCCCAGCGGCACCGAAAACACAACCGGAACCCAATCTGGACACGGAAATCTTCGCGGTTGCCTTGCCGCTGCGCTATGCGTTTTGGCTGCGCCGCCGCGCCAGCCTGTATGGCGATACGCCCGAAGGCCATGTGGAACGCATCTTGCGCGAATACAAAGCGCAGCATGATCAAAGCGCCGCCAGCATGGGCCGCCAGGCGCCGCCCGAAGTGGGCGAAAGCGCCGTGACCTTTCGCCCGCGGTGAAGACTTTGCCGCCCATGCCGCCCGCCGCGCCTGATAGCCAATATTGGCTGGTGGCTTTTCCGGCGCAGACCTTTGGCGCACCCCCGCCTTGGTATCTGCGCCGGCTGGATCCGCGCTGGCGCCATTGCTTGGCGCTGCGCATGGCCGGGCCAGACGCCACGCTTATTGCGGAACATCTTGGCAGTTTCACGCGGCTGGAAATTCAGCCGCGCAAGCTTGGTGATGCCTTGCGGGAATTGCAGCGCGCGAATGCTGCGCTGATCCTATTGGTGCCGGAACAGCGGCCAGTTGCGCAGTCTATGATGCGTGGCCCGCTTTCCTGCGTGGAATTTGTGAAGGCTTTGCTTGGCATCCGCCGCCCCTGGATTGTCACGCCCCGGCAGCTTTACCGGCACTTGCGCCGCCTTGGCGCAAGCCATGTTTTCCCAACCGCAGTTTAAGGAGCCATTGCCATGGGCTGGAACCCGTTTCGACAAGCCGTGCGCTTTGTCAGTAATCCATTCGATTACATGGCAGACCGCGTTGAAAAGCAGTGGGAAAGGAATGTGCAAAATCCCTTTCGCGATGTAGGCAGCGCCATTGAACGCTGGAACCCCATGCCCAGCTTCGAAATGCCAAAAATCCCAGGCCCTTCGCCGGAACAGCTTGCCGCGCAGGCCGCCCAAGCGCGGCTATTGGCGGACCAGGAAAAATCCCAAAAGGCAACGGAGGAAGCCGCCGCTGCATCTTCACGCGCCAGGCGCGCCCGGATGGCCGGGCGCAATAGCCTGCTGCTGGATGAAGTGGGCATCATTGATGGCACGCGCCCCCTGCAAGCCACCATGGGGGCCTGACGCATGGCCATGGAAATTGAAGCGCTGCTCAAGCGCGCCAAGAATGCAGAAATCAAGCGGGACGCCTTCGCCAATCTGATGCGCGACTGCTACCGCTACGCCATGCCGGAACGTGATGCCTGGTCAAGCTACGGTTACGGCCAGCAGAAAATCACGGAAGTCTATGACAGCACGGCCATGCTCAGCACCGCGCGCTTCGCCACGCGGCTGACCAATGCGCTATTCCCGCCCGGCCAGCGCTGGGCAAGGTTGAACTTGCCGCCCGAAACGCCCAAGGGCCAAGACGCCAAAGAAATGCAGGAAGACCTGGACCAGATCACGGCCAAGCTTTTCGCGCATATCCATGCTTCCAATTTTGATCCCTGCATGCACGAAGCCGCGCATGACCTGGCCGCCGGGGTTTCCGCCATCCTGATTGAAAATGGCCGGCTGGCGACTGACCGCGCGCGCGGGCCGTTGCTGCGCTTTACCAGCGTTCCAGCCGCCTTGGTGGCCTTTGATGAAGGCCCCTTTGGCAGCATCGAGGGCGTGTTCTATCGCCAGCGAATGGCCGGGCGGAATTTGCTGCGCGTCTATGCCGATGCTTCCTTGCCTGCCGATTTGCGCCGCCAAATAGATGCCCAGCCCGAAGATGAAGTGGTGCTGCTGCAATGCACCACCTATGACGCCAAGCACGACGAATGGTGCTTCCAGGTTCTATTGCAGGACCAAAAGCATGAAATGGTGAAGCGCTATTACCGCACCAATCCCTGGATCATCACGCGCTGGATGAAAGCACCAGGCGAAACTTACGGGCGCGGCCAGTTGACCATGGCGCTGCCTGATATCCGCACGCTCAATAAGCTGCGCGAATTGTCGCTGATTTCCGCCAGCTTCGCGGTCACGCCCATGTGGACCGTCTTGGACGACGGGGTGTTAAACCCCGATACCGTCAGGATCACGCCCAATGCGCTGATCCCGGTGCGGTCCAATGGTGGCCCCATGGGCGCCAGCTTGAAGGCCGTGGAAATGCCAACGCGCTTCGACATTGCCCAGACGCTGGAAGCGGAACTGAAAACCAGCATCCGCCAAATCATGTTCGACAATCCGCTGCCGCCGGAAGTGCAGGTGGGCTTGACCGCAACCGAAGTGATTGAACGGGTGCGGCAATTCCAAAACGACACAGGCGCCTTTGGCCGGCTGGAAGTGGATGCGGTGCGGCCCATCATTACCCGCTGCCTGGATATTCTGGAAGAAGCCGGTGAATTTGCGGCGCCACGCATGCAGGGGGTGACGGATGCGCTGCGCCAGGACCTGGTGCGGATTGTGCCGACCAGCCCGCTTTCTGCGGCGCAGGAACGGGCAGACGTGCAAGCCGTAATGCAGCTTGCTATGGGCTTTGCCAATCTTGGCGAAATGGGCGCGGCCATGGCCAAGGCCGGGCTGGACCCGATGAAGGCGGGCCGGTTCATCGCGGAACGGTCCGGCGTGCCGGCGGACCTGATCCCCGATGAAGAAGAATTGGAAAATGCCGACGCCGCCGGCGCAGAGCAGCAGCAAATGATGCAGCTGATGCAAAGCCCGGTCATGGCCCAGGTAGCCGGCCAGGTTGCAAAGGCTGCCACCACCCCACCACCCCAACCGGAGCCAATGACATGACACCCGATGATTTTCTGGCGAAAAGCATTATGGCCAGCGCGCAAGCGCGAACGCCATTGAACGCGCTGGGCAGCCCTACCCCAGACAGGGCCGCCCAAGACCCAGCATGGCGCGAACAGCGGGACCGCTTGCGCGCGGCCTTGGGCAAAACGCCGCAAATCGCCGCGCTTCAGGAAGTGCTGGCCAATGAACGCCCAAGCTATTTCCCCGGCATGGATTTTGCCCAAACCGCCTATCACGAAGGCCGCAAAGCCGCCTTGCGTGATTTGCTGATCTTCCTGACCGCCCCGGAGAATGCGTGATATGCCGCCCGAAACCGCAACGGAAACCCCCGCCGCCGCGCCGGCCACGCCGCCCCAGGCCGCGCCAGCCGCGCCGCCCGCGCCCGCGCAAGGCGCCAGCAGCGACATAGACCTGTTCGAAGGTGTGGACGTTACCGCGCCCGCGACTGCCCCGGCTGCCCCCGCCGCACCAGGCGCGCGGCCCGAATTTGTCCCGGAACAGTTTTGGGACCCGGCCACCAACCAGCCGCGCATTGAAGCCATGGCGAAAAGCTGGCGGGATTTGCGCGCCAAGGTATCGCAAGGGATCGGCACCACCCCCGAAAAC